CTCCTATAACTTTGCTGTTTATTCCTAGTTTTGCGTAATGTGCCATAATGTTTCTCCTTATATCTTATTTGTTAATTCATTTCAACTATTGAAATTTATATCTTAATATTACTATACCTGAACCACCTGCACCACCTGATTGTGGGTCTGGAAAACCTCCTCCACCACCACCACCTCTATTGATTGTTCCTGCACTACCTGGATTACCTGAAGGTCCACCTGCTCCACCACCACCTGTTCCACCTGTTCCTGCTCCTCCTCCTGATCCACCTGCTCCACCACCACCACCTGCGTAAGCTACTGGAGAACCTGAAATATGTGTTGTTGCTCCATTACCACCATCTCCTCCTGCTGCTGCTGGATTTGTGGCTCCACCAATTTGAGTTGCTCCACCACCACCACTTGATGAGTTAGAAGGCGCTGGAGTTCCTATTGGACCTGATCCACCATCAAAACCTTGTGCTGGACTGACTGGAGGAGTGTTTCCTACCCCTCCTTTTCCTGCTAAAGGTTTTCCTGATGAAGTATAACTACCACCACCACCTGAACCTCCTGCTAATCCTTGTCCATCATTTGGTCCTGGACTTGGATCACTAGGTTCTTTTGCTCCACCTCCACCACCTGCTGATGTGATTGTTGAAAAAGTTGAAACTCCACCAGACGTTCCTTTTGAACCTTGTGGAAAATTTGGAGAACCTGGAACTTGACCAAAACCACCTGCTCCACCTCCACCTACTACAATTGGATAACCTTGTGCTGTAACTGTTATTCCTGCGGGAGCTACTAAAGGAGAAGCTGTATAAGGAACTACAGGTGCTGTTGTACCTTCTCTAAATCCTCCTGCTCCACCTCCGCCACCAGCATCACCTCCACCACCACCTCCACCAGCGACTACTGTGTATGCTACCGCATTATTAGCTGCACATACAGCTGCTGCTGAAACTGTAAAAGTTGAAGACCCAGTAAAAGTATGAATTTTAAAATTTCCACACGTAGTAATTGTACCACCTGTTGCTACTATAAATGGATTTCCTGTAATATTTGAAGTTGAATCTTGAACGTTTTTCCAACCTTCAGTTCCATCTATATAAACTAAAGTTACTGATTGTCCTTCGGTGCTTAAAATTGCAGAAGTTGCTACTCCTCCAATTTTTTCTGATCCGTTTGGTGTAATTGTTAATGCGTTGGTTTGAAAAGTATTTGTGTAATCTACAACCGATACGATTGCTCCAGCAGAACCTGCTGGTAAATTCATAACAAACGCTCCGCCTGAAGTGTTTGCAAAATAACCTTCACCGTTAGCTGCTGTGAATGTGCTTGATTTAATTGATCCTGTTTGCCAATCAACTGTCCCCGTTCTACCGAAACCTGTTTGTGTAGCACCGCAAGCTAAAGTTACAGCTGTGCCTGGGCCACCTAATGTAAGTGTGCTTCCTGATCTTTTTTCTATTTTATTTACTTTAACTGTACTCATAATTTACCTATTGAAATTTATATCTTATCATTACTATACCTGAACCACCATTTAATTCAGTTGTTGTACTTCCTTTTGATCCACCACCTCCACCTCCAGTATTAGCAGTTCCTGCTGTTCCACTTGGTGCTGGTGCTGGACCGCCTCCTGGTCCACCTCCTCCGGCTCCACCTGTTCCACCACAACCTGATCCACTACTATAACCACCCCCACCTGCTCCACCACCTGCAAAAAATCTTGATGAACCTACCGGGCCTGGAGTTCCATAACTTGGAGCTGTTGGTCCTACAAAAGTATCAGGTATAAATGAACCATCACCACCATCACCACCTGTTTGAGGCGCTTCACCAGGTGTACTAGCTTCCTCTCCAGCTTGACTTGCACCTCCTCCTCCACCACCTGAAGTATTACCTGATGATTTTCCTATTCCACCTGGTTGTCCTTGAGGGGGACTAACGGAAGGTGTATTACCAGCTCCACCTGGCTGATCACCAGGACCACCTGTTCCACCTCCACCTGATCCACCTGAATTTCCTATAACAGCTGGAGAGGAAGCATTGTCTCTAGCACCTCCGCCACCACCAGAAGATGTAATTGTACTAAAAACTGAATTTGAACCAGTGCCTGGAAAAGAACCACCTGCTCCTATACTAATTGGAAATGTTGCTGCTGTTACTGGAATAGATGAAGCATTTAAAGGATTTGGACTTCCTAATGTTGGACTTGCATATCTAAATCCTCCTGCACCTCCACCACCAGCTGCGTAAGCACTTCCTGCACCAGCATCACCACTTGGTCCTCCACCAGCTACGACTAAATATTCTACTTTATCAGAACCAGCAGGATTACCAAGAGAAGTTACTGCAAAACATCCTGAAGCTGTAAATATATGTGTTTTAAAATCTCCATTAGTTAAAACTGTTCCGCCTGTAGCTGCTATAAAAGTTGCACCTGAAACATTAGAAGTTGAATCTTGTATATCTTGCCAGCCTTTAGTTCCATCCACGTAAATTAAAGTTGCTGATTGAGCTTTTGTAAATAAAACAGCATTAGAACAGTTACCATTAATTTTTGATCCGTTTCTACATACAGTTACACTATTAGTATCCCAAGTGCTTCCGTAATCTTTAAATGCTACTACATCTCCAGCGCTTGGTGATGAAGGAAGTGTAACTGTAACAACTCCACCACTTGTATTTACAAAATATCCTACTTTATCTGCTGCTGTAAAAGGAGAAGTCTTTGCTGTTGTACACCATAATACTGATGAAGATGGAGTACCAAAACCTGTTTGTGAAGCGCCTGATGCTAATGCAACAGTAGCTCCGCACGAACCAACTGTAATAGTTGATCCACATTTTTTAATGATGCTAGATCCGTCTGAAACTTTTTGTATATTATCTACTTTAATTGTACTTGTCATAATTATTGTCTTTTATATCTTATTATTACTACTCCAGCACCACCAGTTCCACCTTGCATTCCTGGACCTTGTGATGGACCACCTCTTGAAGTTCCTGCACCACCACCGCCGCCAGTGTTTGCAGTCCCATTCGTACCAACTCCTGCACCACAGGTTTTTGTATTTCCTGCTCCACCTCCACCAGCTCCTCCTGATGCGGATCCAGGGGCATCATAATTACCACCACCACCGCCGCCAGCTACAAAACCTGAAACTCCAACACCTGGGCCATAAGTTGGTGAAATATCTACTCCTGCTCCGCCTGGACTTGCTACACTTGGACCTGAACCTGCAACTGCTGCAGCACCTGCTCCACCACCGCCGCCGCCATTACAACCACCTATTGCTGCACCTGCATTTCCTTGAGGTGGACTAACTGGAGGAGTGTTACCTGCTCCACCACTAGCACCTGGATAACTACCACCACCGCCTGATCCACCTGCTGAACCAGTTCTACCACCTGTAGTAGTACCTGGATTTTGTGATCCTCCTCCACCGCCACCTGCTGATGAATTAGATATAAAAGTTGATGTACTTCCACTGTTTCCTGCTGGCTGGGGTGCTGCACCTGGACCTCTTCCAGCTCCACCACCACCTACTGTTACTGGATAACCCTGTACTGCTATTGGTTGAGATGTAAATTGTCTTAAACCACCTGCTCCACCTCCACCTGATCCTGCTGATGTGCCTGTTCCGCCACCACCTCCACCTGCAACAACAGCATAATCAATTATGTTGTTTGGTGAATTAGTAGCTAAACTATTTACTGTAAAAGTTCCTGAACTTGTAAAAGTTCTAATTTCATAATCTCCTGATTGTGATGGAGTTCCTCCTGATGCACATACAAAAAGTTCATTTCCTGATGGACTTTCTGTAACTGATTGTGAAGTCGCTAACCATCCTTGTGTTGAATCAACAAAAACTAAAAGAACTGATCCACCTTGTACTGCTAAAGTAGGATCAACCGTATTTCCACCGCCAATTTTATCTGAACCATTTGGATTTAATGTAACTGCATTTGTTTGCCAAGTTCCCGCATAATCTTTTAAACCTACGATAGCACCTGCAACACCTGCTGGTAAATTAACTGTTACTACACCACCTGTAGTATTAACAAAATAACCTTCACCGTTAGCTGCTGTGAATGTGCTTGATTTAATTGATCCTGTTTGCCAATCAACTGTCCCCGTTCTACCAAAACCTGATTGAGATGCACCAGTTGCTAATGTAACTGTTTTACCTGATGAACCTAAAGTTAATGTAGATCCACATTGTACGTCNACTGTATTTACTTCTATTTTAGACAATGACTAATACTCCCGTTACTGTTATCGTTCCAGGTATAGTAATGGGACCTGCAAGAACTCCGTTCTCAACAGTTTGTGTACCATCAATCGTACCTGCTTGATTTTTTATAAATTCATCCGGTGATGTCTGTCCTCCAATATATTGGATTCCATTTACTATTGCAGTCATAATACTCCTTACGAACTAATTGTATCGATGTACGAAAGAACCACGTCTAAACTACTTGCTGTATCAGAGACTGCTTCTAACGTATCACCATTAGCTAAAACAATTTTTGCTCCGCCTTGAATTAATTCAATAGCAGAATTTGGTGGAATACTAACTCCTTTTGCTAAAAAGTAATCAGCTCCGCCTTTAGCAATCTTAACATCAATTGCAATTGTTGATGTTAAAATATTACAACATCTAATACCTATTACTGCATCATAATCCCCAGCTGCTAATAAAGTAGTATCACCTGTTCCAATTGTTCTAACTAGTACGTTTCTAAAATCTTGTGCCATATTTTTTTCCTATTTATAATGCTACCGCCATTGCTAATGCAAAGCCAGCAGATGCTGCTCCTACTGGGTTACCTGTTGAATCCAGATAAACCGATTTACTTGCTGGTAATGTACAGAATACATCTTTAGTGCCAGAGTTAAAATTAACTGCTGCATCTGAATTAGAACTGGAGATAACTGTAGTTCTAGTTAGATTTGCACTTGTACCATCTAATGTTCCAAGTCCAACTTCAAACTCATTTGTACCTTGATTAAAGATACAATAATAAGTTGTGTTGTTGTTTCCTATTCCTTGTGCAAAAGTTTCAAAGCCAGTCACTGCTGCTCCAAGTGCCATTGCACCTGTACCAGTAGTTGTACTATTTACTTTTACTCTGTCATTTATTACTAACGCCATAAATTTTTCCTTAACTCATACTAATAATTGCATTAGACGCCGTAGTAGGATCAGGGAACGTAATAGTGAAATCACCATTCGTTGCTGTCTTACTTCCGCCAAAATCTAAAACCACTACTAGTCTGTTTGCTGTTCCATCAACTGTATCTGTATTGTATATTGCCGCGTAAGCTGCAGAAAAAGTTGCACTTGACCAAGTTACATTGTCAAAATCAACTGAAGCTACTGCTGTAGATGATACTACTCCAAGTCTAGTTAAAACTTTAACTGCATAGTTAGAGCCTCCACCTGAACTTACTTCATCCGTAGCTGAATATACCGTACTTGCTGTTGTATATGGAAAAGATCCACTTCCAACATACAGAGATAGACTAAAGTTGTTTCCACCTGAAGCTTTAAAATTGTGATTAGCTTCGAATAGAGCACCTCTAAAACTATTAGGTATTATATTTGCCATATTTTTTTATCTCCTTAATTGCTTGATGGTGGTTTAACATTAAGTTGAGCGCGAACTTCACCATCTTGATATTCGTCTCTGCGTCTGATACCGATTTGCTCGATAGCGTACGATTCTA